CCTTCCACTAAAGAATTCATATCTTCTTCTGATAGTTTAAGTTCTGCTGTACCTTTATTAAGTCCAGGTACTGCAAATCTTGTTAAAACTTTTTCGTTAGTAGAGTATTTGATAATGTCTGCTTGTATATCATCATTGTAAACATTTTGTTTTTTTCTATCTTGGTTTGTAATATTGATATACACAATATTGTCCATACCTTTGTGTACTATAAATTCTTTTCTGTTCATACTTTTGTTATCCACATAATAATTCTCCTGTTTTCTTACAAGATTTAGTGTATTTGATTGATACATTAATAGTGTTAAATTGCTCATACATGCTCATTCCTTATAATGTATTTATCTACAAAGGTATAAATAAAAATATGCAGGACCAAAAGGAAATACAAGAAAAGTTTCCTTTCTTTACTATGCTTACTTATGGTGAGAAAGAATACTTTGGTATAGTTCAAAATCAAGACAATGCAGTCACATCATTCTATGATTATAATGTGCTAATAGCACCTGAAGATAAAAAACAGTTTGTAGAATTAGGTGAGACTTGGTGGTGGGAAAGTAATCGGCAAATCCCTATTGATGTGTTTTTATTTAATGAAATGATAGAGTTCAGGAATTGTTTAAAGACATTCAATAACAAAGATATAGAAATATTATTTGGTCCAGTGACCAGTATTCATAATTTAGTTAAGAAAAGAATTAAAAGAAGAACAATTCAATTAGTCAAGAAGGCTGACTAATTTATTTAACTGAACAATTATAGCCATTGCGTAACTATATGCGTGAGACTTCTTAAAGGAGTATGTGTCATTGTCACCTTTAATCCAAACATCCTTTTCAATTTCTTCCCAACTCTTGCCAACCAAATGTCTTTTGCCTGGTCTTATCATTGCTAGTATCATTGCTAGTTGATCTATATTTGTAGGCTTATGTTGATTAACAATATCATAATGATTACTTATGTGGAATAGTTGTTCTACTATTTCCTTTGCTCCAAACAAATCCCAAACTGGTTCTTGATTGCATAACTTATCTAACTCTTGTTCAGACTCAATATTGTTGTACACACTATTGTTTAATACATCTAATTTAAAATATCCTAAATCATCTGCTTCTTTGTGATCAATATTACTTAATCCAGTCACTGGATCATGGGGTATAGGCTGTATATAAACGCCTGTGTTGTGTTTTTCCATACCACCTGGGCGTTTGATACTACCCGTGATATTATTTAACACACAGAGCAGTTTATCGCGGTTAGCCATATCGATATCTACATCAAAATCAATCTTCACTAAACAATAAACTCCACTCTATTAATTTTTCTTTTTTTACTGCCATACGCCTTTGTATTTGCTCGTCAGTTACAAGGCCGCCATCTTTAAGTATTTCCAGCATACACATTACATCGCCAATTTCTTCTTGTAATTGTTTATAATCACATGGCTCATCAAACCTTATCATTTTGCTACATGCTTGTATAAGTTCTGCACATTCCTCCATTGTAATGACTAACATTTCTTCACGTTTTTTCATTATTCTGTCTCTTTTTAAAGTTTTCACTGTAACTATCTTCAGGGTCTATTTCACAGTCTACATTTTTAAATCGCATTCGCTGTATTTTGTCCCAATTAACACCGTCACTTGGCTTCCATTTACTTTGAATATCGCCCATATCGGTCATATCAAATGATTGTTTATTTTTCTTTGTCATAATTCTGACGCCTCCGCTATATCTTGTACCAGAGCAACTTCCTCTGTATTTTTTAAAAAGATTCTTTTCCAAAATCCTGGATCAGCAATATCTTTTATAAGTTCAACTTGTTCGCTGTTAAACTTGCCCCATAATTCTTGTCCACTTTCACTTAAGAATAAAAACCAAGGGGATATCTTGCCGCCTCTTATGTGATATACTGCAAGTTGTGGTGATACTTTCCTAAAGTAATCTGCCCAATTCTCGCTTTTTTCTTCTCCCCAAGCCTGCATACATTTTACACTTCTTTCAATGCCTCGTTGTGCTGGTTCTTTTCTAATTAGTTCTTTTAAGTATATATCATATGTAGCATCCTTTGTCCAGTCTGCCAATTTTACACTTTCTCTAATTAGCCATTCTGCATAATTATTTGGTTCTAGTAAATCTTCTTTTACCATTTTTCTTCCAAATTTAACAAACCCTTGATAATATTTGCTGTCTGCAAATTCTTCATATGTTTTTGTTTTTGCATTGTGCATGTTTATCTCATAAAACTTTTGGAATGTTCTAAATGCTAATCTTACATGTGTTAAGTCTTTGTCTGTGTGCCGTCTTTTCTGCGGACACATATGAGCACTTAAAGTTCTTTCGCTCATAAATGTCTTTTTGCAATATGCACATGTTAGGCTCACTTAAATATTTCCTTTATTTCTTTGTCATCTAAGCCATTAACTTCTGCTAATACTTTCAAATCTTCTTTTGTATTAATACTTAGCAATAATTCCACTTCATCATTCTTTGCAAGTGGAAAAATTTCTCTAACTAATTCTTCTACTTTGTCTTTTTTTCTTTTTGCTTTGGGGACTTTTACAAATGGATGAAATTGACTTTTGCCCACTCCTGCTAAACACATCAACTTCCATTGCAGTTCTGGATGCTTACTTACATCACTCCAGTTAGTATTCATAAATTCATTTATCATTACTAGATAGTGACCTGCAAATTTACCTTGCACACTACTAGCATATCGCTGAGTCATCCACAAGTTTAAACTTTTGCGTTGTTCGTCTGTAAGATTAGTATAGTAGTTGTAGTCTTTGCGATCTACAGCAGACATTATATCTTTTATTTGTAGTAGGGGTTTCTTTGCCATTATTCACCTTCGTATTCTATAAGGGCACCGGCGTTGTATCCTTGTTCAGTTATTTTAGCAAATCCACCTAAGTCTGTCAAGTCTATTACTGCCAATACTGTGATATTTTCTTTTGGCACATTAAAATTTTCATGTATTAAATCAGCACATGCTATTGCTGTACCGCCTGTTGCTATTAAGTCGTCCATGATAACAACTTTATCAGTTTCTACAAACTCTGTATTTTTTTGAATTTCTAAACTTGTACTGCCGTATTCTAAATCAAAATCTTTTTTGTATGTTTCGTTGGGTAATTTACCTGGCTTTCTTGCCATGATAAAAGGTAAGTCTAAGTCTCTGGCAATTGGGGCACCAAACACAAAACCTCTACTTTCTATACCAACTATTTTTGTTGCTTTAAAAGATAAGGTTGTTAAGTCTACTAGTGCTTTGTTAAATGCTAATGGATTTTCTATGAGGCTTGTGATGTCTCTAAATTGTATTCCAGGTATAGGAAAGTCAGGTACTGTCCTAATTGCTTGTTTTAGATCTTGCCAAAACTCTTTCATTAAAATAAATCAATTTGTTCCCATGGCATCGATGTATTACCAAAGTGTCCATAGTTTGTTGTGTCTGCTAATTTAATATTAAACAAATTGAATCTATCTATAATACCTTTTGGTGTTAAGTCAACCTTTTCTCTAAGTTCGTCTGCTAAGTCAGGCCTGACCTTGCCGTCAGCATAAACATACAAACTAGTTGGTTCTTTGACACCAATAGCATAACTTAGTTGTACTGTACAGTTATCTGCCTTGCCACTTGCTACAATATTCTTTGCCAAATATCTAGTCATGTATGCCGCTGATCTATCTACTTTAGTGCAATCTTTACCTGAAAATGCACCGCCACCATGTGGAGCATATCCACCATAAGTGTCTACTATAATTTTTCTACCAGTAAGTCCAGTATCTCCATCTGGGCCTCCAATAACAAATTTGCCTGTTGGATTTATTAGGTATTCAGTTTCGTCATCAATAGGTGCATTTGCTTCTTCTAATGCTTTAATTACTAATTCTTTTATGCCGTCTTGTACAGCATTTAAACTGAACTCTTCTGTGTGCTGACTACTACAAACAACTCTACTAACTCTTACAGGATGATTAACTTCGTCATATTCCATTGTTACTTGCGCCTTGCTGTCAGGCCCTAACCATGAATATGATATGCGTCTTTCACTTGCTAAGTATTGTAATATTTTGTGACTGTAATATATTGCACTTGGCATATATGTTGGTGTTTCTTTGCAGGCATATCCAAACATAAGTCCTTGG